ATTGTAAGCTGCTCCAGTTCCTAAATCTACCTCATTCAATCCATCTGCATCAATAAAAACACCATCAGGAACTACTCTCGACATTACTTGCTGTAACTTTAGGTGGGTGATTTGAATAAGGTCAGCAAATGGAATCATTCTCCTAACTAAAGACTCTACCACACCTTTATACATTCTAGGAGCTGCTCCTATATATGATGGTAATGCGTATTGTGAAGAAGACTTAGGTCTAACCATGTTTTTTGCTAATTCCCATTTTAAGACTTTAGGAGTTCCCATAACCATAATTCCTTCATACCAAACGTCTATTCTTTTTTCTAACTTCTCAAATCTTTCTTCTTCTTCAGGTGGATTAAACGTGTCGTCTTTTTTAATTACTTTTTCACCTCCATTGTCCATTATTTTTTTCTTATAAACCATCTTTTTAGTGGTCTTATAATTGTAATACAACAGGGTTACTACATCTTTTTGAAATAAACTATCTTGATAAGGTCTTATTATTCCATAATAATTATACCATAAAGAAGACATTTGAGCTATCTCCTCCATTTCCTCTAAAGAAATATCTGGGTTTATTTTTACTAGTTCGGTTATAGGTATTTGCTTAACTTCACCAAAATAAAAGCAGTCGTCAAAGGTTGGGCTTTCTGTATAGCTGTGAACCAAAGCTGCTGGATCTACGTATTCTATACTTACTCCAGAGCCTAATTTAAACTCGTGTTTACAAAATGCAGTTCCGAGAACCATCATATCGTAATTAAGTTGTTTTTGTATTCTAGATTTATAATGGTTTTGCTCCATTAAAGTATCTAAAGCTTCTTCTTCAGCTATTTCTATAGCTGGTTTGTAATTCATTTGCATATATAACGACAACTCTTCATCTGAATCTGGTAATTCGTCAGCTGGTACATTATACATGTCTAGGTTATATGTTTCTTTAGTATACTCCAATAGAGGCTTGGAAAGCATATCGGCTTGAATTACCTCTTGAAAAGCATGTTTTTTCTCAGCTGACAAAGCGTCTTGAGCTACGGCTTTAACATCGAAAATTCTATCTGCCATTCCGTTAACTACAATGTCTACGAATTTAGGTATAATAGGAACGGGTGTCCAGTCTAAGTTTAAATATGATAAATCCCCATCAACAGATATTTCGTTTTTGTATTTACCTACAGGTTGTTCTCCTCTGGCGTATAATCTTAATTTATGAAATTGAACCCATTGGTCATAAAACCTACAGCTGTTTCCGTCTCTACGAAACCACTCGTACTGAATAGATTCACCTATTCTTCTTCCATACTCGATTGTTTCTTTTTCAGAGTCAGACGCTTCTTGGTTTGGGAAAGTTGTAGGATTTATTAAAATAGTCGGTTCTTTCATTTTTACTTTATAATTGTGCTTAATGTTCCTTCATTATTATATCTTGCAAAGTTAAGGCTTATTTTTGATTCTTTTACTTGAGGTTGATATAAGTGTTTTTGATTAGCCATGACCGCTAACCCTGAGCTGATTGTGGCATCAAACTTAGTCCTATTGTTTATATTAAATTTAGCCCAATCTTCCAGTGTTCTAGTGAAGTACATAGACCCCATTTCATCACTATCTCTATGTGTTCCTTCGGTGTCTAATCCTACGTATTTTTCTATATATGACTCTATAGCTGATGCGTGAGCTTGTTTAACCGCCTCAGATGAGTTGGGTATTCCTCCTAGTTCTTTTTCTGTTTTAGATAGGTTTATTTTCTTTTTATCTGGTCTATTTAAGCAGTACCCTCTATATCCTCTATTTTTAAAATGATATAATAATCTAGGCTTGTTATTCTCACATAGTATAGGCATTCCGTAAAATACACAAGCCATTAGTACTTCTTCAAAAAATATTTCAGCTGTTTGTGGTCTAGCTACGTATTCTAAAAAAAACTCATTACTTGGAGCTTCATCCATGTTAAATTTAGTTAAGCCATGTAGAGCTCCGTTTGACCCCACGCCGCCTACTGTTCCTGATATATCATAACTATCACACCCGAAGGATCCTAAATGTTCATTCCCTGGATGGAATTTACCGTTTCTTTCTAGCTTTCTGTTTTGAAGATGTTTGTTAGGTGTCCAGCAAACTCTAAACCTTCCTTTTTTGTCTGGATACCAAACTACCTGAGTGTCTTTGACTCCATCTTTCCAAACAAAACTACCTCTGGTTATGTAATTACTTTTACTTAAGGAATCATTGTAGTCTATTTGCTGGTATATTTTAGTTAAATTAAATAAAGATTGCTTACTCTCGTCTCTAAAGGCGTGTGATTCTGTCCTTGGAAATTGTCTATAAAATTCGTTTAACGCATCTGCATCTCCTCTTAGTGACTCTACCTCATTAGTCCAGTAGTCAATAACACCTAAGTCTATCATCTCCCCGTCAATACCTTCAATAGGCTTTTCTGGGGTGTCTAGGACAGATTCCCCGTACATGTCTATATACCCTTCAAAATTATGCTCCATAGGGATAAATAAAGAGTATAGGCCGGATTTAGTTTGTCCATTAGCATTCCTCTTGCCTACGTCTGAGTCGTTATATAGTTTTTTGAAGTTATTACCTCCTTTATCTAAAGCGTTTGAAGTACTCCCCATCATACATTTTCCAACCACCTTGCTACCTAATCTTAGACATGTCTTCGTGACTCTCCAGTTGTTTAATATATTTTCTGGCTTTTCCCATTTACCGCTTTCATCATGTATTAATAGTAGTAGCTTTTCTCCGTCATATGAGTTGTCTGAAGTGTTTTTCCAATCTATAACCGTATCTAGACCATCCATTGATATCTCATCGGTTTTGTCCATGTTGTTTTTGGTTATCTTGCTGGCTGGAACTCTATACCCTAGTTCTGTTTTTGGCTTATCCATACCATCTTGAATGGGTTTAAAAAAGAAAGGGTAATTGTTTGATATGGGAACAACTTTATCCGTAAACATTTTCTTAGCATCAGAACCTGTTTTAGATAATATACCGACTCTAGCATCTCTTGTTATTGTGGCTTGATTAACTCCCTCGCAAGAGCTCATAAATGAGAAACCAGAACGTCTATTTTTTAAATAGCACATACCAAAACTTCTTTTATCTGCCTTACAAGCCTCCCAGAATATATAAAAAATCCTATTAGACTCCCTAAAATCTGGCTTACCCACATCTATTTTTGTCCAGTTTAAGTACATATAATGAGTGCCAGTGATGTAAGTGGGCTTGTCGTTGTTTGTAAACCAGTGACCTTGCTCTCTATTGTCAAACTCATCGCTTATGTATTCTACCCACTGAGACTTAAAATTATTATCTCTCTTTTGCCAATCAAAAATTGACTTTATATTCTTAAGTTCTTTAGGTATATCCTTAGAGGACCATTTATTAAATTTAGTGTTTATATTTTTAGGCTTACTAGGTAGGGCTACCTTAAGGTTTTGTATGTCATATATCTCACCTATAGTACCGTCTTTAGATATTACAACTATATCGTATTTTTCATTATAGCCATAAACCCAAGACTTAGCCTTATTCTTTGTGGTAATAACGCTTTTAGATATAGTATCTTCTAAGACACTATGTAATTTATTTTGACCGTTTCTCTGCAAATCCTTGGTAAGTTTGTTTTTCTATAACCTTATCCTCCAACATTGCCTGTTCCTCTTGTATTCTTCTTAGTATTTCAAAAGCGTCAAATATTGCTAGTTTTTTAGTGGCTGCAGCGTTCTTTAATCTATCAGCTGCTAAATCATCTTCCGCTTCATACTTTATGATGTCTTCTTTAGCTACCTTAATCAGTTCTCTTACCGCTATCTCACCGGCTTTTATTATTTCTTCTTTTAATTTTTTTACTATATCAATACGCATATGTCTTTTGTTTTCATTCGATATAATACTTCTCCGTCTATTTCAAATTCATATTCGGATTCTGGCGTGAAAACTACAGTATCTCCTTCAAACACGTCTAAACTATCTAGCCCTTCGTTGCCATACACTACCGTTCCTTGTAGTTCTTCGTGCTTATCTAGAGACATTAGTATGCCTTTTTTCTTTTCTATGGGTTTTATAAAACAATAATCTCCAACGGACTCCCATTTCTCTTTATGCTTAAATAGGTAAACTTGTTCTAAGTCAACAATATACGTATTATCCTTAAAGTGGCAAGGTCCAGATTGCTCATTACCCTTCATGTCGTAGAATTTTCTAAATATATTGTGATGAAGAACCACAATGTCTCCTTTTTTTATAGAAGGAAAGAAGTTTACAACAGGAGTCTCTTGTATTACACCAAATCTATTAGTTGTAGTGTGATCTTCTTGAGAAGTGCTTTTTATTAGAGTTTTATCACCGTACTTACTTAGATTATCGTATCTAGTATTATTTAGTGGTGTTATTAGAAACGAGTAAGGTGACTTCATATTAGTAGCTTACATTATACTCTATTGATGAAGGCATAGAAATATTAAAGCTTTTCCATAGAAAGATTTCATTGTTATCGTTTTCAACGTAAACTTTTATTTCACCATCGGCTTCTCTTCTTATTACATGTACGGTATAGGTTCTTAAAACCTTTTGACCCACTACATAGTTCATAGAGGATTTATAATCTGAGCCAATGGAAACTTTCCTAATGTATTCCATTTTATTTTATTTTAATTCTAGTAAGCTACCGCTAATACTGCTGATTCTCCAACTGGTAAAGATGTTCCTGCTGTTGCTCCAGCTTTGTAAATATATAAATCTCCAGCTGATAATCCTAATTTACTTGAATCTCTTGCGTCTGTGTTGCTTCCTGCTACTAAGTTAGTTTTTAATAAGCTCGCTATAGTTGTACCTATACTAAATACCGCTGTTCCGGCGTTTACTGATCCGGCTGGCGTTCGGTTAGCTTGAGTTCCATTACCTATAGCTATACATTGACCCTTAGCAATTGAGCCACCTCCTATAGCTACTGCTTCATCGTCAGCGTCTGAGCCAGTTCCTATAGCTACCGCTTCAGTTCCTACAGCTGAGGATTGCCCTATAGCTACCCCATAAGTGGAACTTGCTAGCTTAGGGTTAGAGTTGTATCCCACAAGCGTATGATATCCTATGCTTGAAATTATTATATCTCCAGCTTCGCAACCCAATATAGTGTTGTATCCAGATGAAGTAATAGCTTTTCCGGCATTGTTTCCTATGATGGTATTTTTTGTAGCGGTTTCAAATAGCTCCATAGATTCAAACCCTATAGCTATGTTGTCACCACCTGTTGCTACTCCTCCAGCTGCGCCAGCTCCACTTTCAAACCCTATAAAAATATTATTATTTCCTGTTGTATTTTGTCCAGCTCTGTTTCCTAGAGCTGTATTATACTGACCTGTTGACATAGAGGCTAAACTTGTAGTACCTATTGCTGTGTTTCCTATGCCAGATACTATAGCAGCTAAAGTGCTTTGACCAAATGCAACATTACTAGAGGCTGTTGTGATTAGTGACCTATTGTTGTTATTAAAACTTTCTGCTCCGTAAGCTGTATTAAACGCTGAATCTAAAGACGTGGCATTATACTCGTACCCTTTGATATATGAAGAGGTAACACCTCCAGGTTCAGCTGGGAATCTACCTCTAGTTATGTTGTAAACCCCTGGGCTAGGAGTTGCACTATCGTCAAAAGTGATGAAATTACCGATTTGAACTTTACCTACGTTGGGAGCTGTGCTGCCTCCATAAAATACTTGAGTAGCCGCAAGGTCTAAGCCTGTTGCTACACCTGTTGGATTAGTAGCGCTAGACCCACTACTAGCTGATGTTATCCTACCTTGAGCATCTACAGTTAAGTCTGTGTTTGTATATACGCCTGCTGATACTGCTGTATTGGCTAATTTTGGAGCTGCGTCACTACGCATATAAGTTGTTGCTACACCGTTTACTACTACTCCACTTACTTCAGCTGTTGGGTTAGCTGGACTACTTACACCTAAAGCAGCGCCTAAAGCAGATACTGTAAAGGTTTTTGTTTGTAGGTTAGGAGATGTTCCCACTGCATCAGTTCCTATTAAATAATCAGTTAGGTTGACTGGTGTTTGATTGGGATATGCGGTAGTGTTCGAT